CAGCGAGGCGCACAGGCTCACCGTGGGGGACGTAAATCACTCTGCTCGCGCAGCTCACGCTCATGCTCGCGCACACGATCAAGAAGACCGCGCTTAAGATCAGGCTGTTTCTTTGCGTCTTCACTTGAAATGTCCTTGGTCGTCAGCGCGTGAAGCCAGATGACCAACTTCATGACCAAGTCGACCAAGAAGTTCATTACCGTTTGTCGGCGTTCTTCTTGTTATTGATGATCGACCAAGCGACACCGAAGATGCTGACGATAGCGCCAACGATTTCAGTAACCTGATCGGTGCTGGCCAATCCTTTTGCAACGATGAATCCACCGGCAGCGGTCAGGATGTGGCGGACGAGGGAGGCGATGTTAGGGTTCATTTAATTTTGCGGTATAGGTCGATGGCTTTTGCTAGACAGACGAGAAGAGCGGTGACGGCACCCAACGCGAGAGATGCCGTCTTGAGATTTGGGTCTGAGAAAATCGCGTTACCAAGAATTCCGATGACTGGACCACTAGCGGCAGCAATCATGTCTCGCATAAAGTGGGACTCGGTCATGGCGCGATGTTTAACTCAGGGCAACCCTGATGGAGTTTTCGTTGGAGTCAATGAACGGCACGCCGATGACGCGCCCGTCGCCGTAGATAGAAGTCACCACTTGCGTCGGATCATCTTGCGGGATGACCTCGGCGGCGCTGACAACCATGTCACCGACAATGATGTTGGGGTTGACCTTGATCGGCGGGTCAAACGTGATGACCTCGTTCGCAACAGGCTGAATCTCGTTCTTGTTCATGTCGTTAGGCGGCTATGGTATAGAGGATGGTGAATTGCAGGGTGGCAGCGGCATTGCTATTTACCCACAGATTGCCGGTGGTCGAGAACGGAGTGGCCAGCGTAAGCTTCTGTCGGCCAGAGACAACTGATGCACCGTTCACGATCTGGGTGCCAGCGGATGCGTTGCCGACGCTCACCGTGGCCGATCCGGTCGAGTTCACGATGATGTCCTCGATGACCGCATTGGTCGGGATGGCAAGCGTTCCGCCCAGCATCTGCTGGTTGCCGTTGGTGTTGGTCGTCGCGTACAGCACCGCAACACGCTTCGGCTGCGTGAACTCCACACCGTTGAAGAGCGTTCCGTGCAGCGCGTTGGTCGAGCGGTCGGTGGCTTGGTAGCCGGTGCCGACGGTGAAGTCCAGATCGACGATTGCGCCGATGCGGGTGGCGGTAACAGCGCGGATGTAGAACACATCCGTTCCATTTCCTGTTCCGACAAAGTTTTGGTTTACGCGAAGCAACGTATCAACGGTTGCAACACCTTCAGCCGAAACATCGGTCCACGCATTTGTGACATTTAACCCGGTGACTACTGAAGTTAATCCAATAAACGCCCTCAAAGTTGTGGTTTGAGTTTGTCCGCTTGGAATGTAATACGCAAAATTGTATCGGTAACGCTTTGAAGGAATGACAATGTTATTTTTAGAAAGCCCGTCTCCGGAGTTTGCTCCAGAGCTAATCGTGTAGCGCAGGTTGTTATCCTGACCTCCAATACCGTCAATGTTACCTGCGGCTGTGCCGTTAGTGGCGGTCCAGCCATCAACACCAGCCGAGAAGTCGCTGGTGTAAACCGCCGTCTGACTTCCCCACTGATCCGCCGGATTCACTCCGAGAGTAATAAGCTCGGTGACATCGGTTGCGGACAGTGCGCGGTTGAAGACGACGGAGCGGTAAATGCGGGTGTTGCATTGACCGCCACCCGTAGCACCGACATGGAAATAGTTTGACGTAACGCTCGTGGCAACAACAGCAGCCGTAGAGGTGGCGACCGACGCACCATTGATGTACAGCGTTGCAGTAGTAGTCCCACCAGATGTGACACGGGTGAGTACAATATCAACAATCTGTCCTCCGTAGTTAGCCACAACACCACTGACAGACATCACTATTGTAAAGACTCCGGCAACGTACCCAGAAACCTGAATCGCTCCTCCTGCTTCTTGGCTGATAATGAAAGAGCCGGTTGTGTCAAAACCTGAGGCGGAATTGTTTCCGATTGCAGCGTAAATGAATGACAAACTAGGATTCGTGGTAGGGATACGAGCGCGAACCCAAATCGAGAAATCCCCAGTACCAATGCTCTGACATCCTGACGTGATGCGAGTCAAAGCCGTCGCCCCATCGAACGCTACCGCAGCGTAGTCGCTGGCAGCGGCGCGGACGGCGGCAGGAAACTCGCCTTGCCGAGCGGTGAGCTGGGCGTTGATCGTCGAGGTGTCGGTCTGAGCGTCGCCGAGGGTGGTGTTGCCGCTAAGAATCAGATTAACAAGCGACAGCGTGTCCGTCGTCTTGTTGTACGTCATTCCAGCGTCACCAGCCAGATTGCTTCCGCCATCATTGAAGATGACCTGAGTGCTGGCTCCAGGAAGGCCAACGCCTCCTCCAAGCGCAGTGTACAGCTCGGTAAAGTTGCTGTTCGTAAACTGAAACGCCGTCCGCAGCGGACTCCCTGTTCCGTCGTTGGCTGAGGCTCCGACATTGATGGTTTGCTGTGACATATCTGTTGTTTAGTACTGAGTTTGATCTGCCGTAATTCCGGTGAAATCGGCGGTGATTCCGGTGATGTCCGCAGTCAGCGGAAACCCGCCAGCCCCTCCGGTAGCTTCAGAAATCCGATTCAATAAAGCCAGCTCAAGCATGTCCATCTCCCACGGAGAACGGCAGCCGCTCGCAGAGACTTCGGCAATTAGCTGCGCCGTTTCAACGCATGTAAGTGGGGTGGTTTCGGACATACTCTTTTTAGACGATGAACCAAGCGGTTCCGTTGCTCACAAAACGGACATAAGCCCACTGAGTTGAAAGCACGTTCGTCGCGGCACCGTCGATGGTTTCAGATCCGAACGGATCGACCGTCACATTGTTCGCACCGGCATTCACACGCTTCACAACGAAAACGCGGCCATTGGCCGTAGCAGCCGGGGGCAACGTAATCGTCACCGCTCCAGCCGTTGAGTCGGCCAGAATGATCGAATCGGTCGTGAGAATCGCTCCAGACGCAGCAACCGAGCGAGTCACGCTGTACGAAGCGGCATTGGCCGCAGCCGTTCCGGTTCCATCGGCAATACGATTGAGAAGTGCCAACTTAGCCATCTCACGCTCCCACGGTGCGCGACATCCAAGTGGGCTAACCTCACTCAGTAGCGTTGCCGTTTCTGCACAAGTAATGTCAGACATACGCTTTTAGAATTTAGGCCATCGGACCAGAACCACGGCGCATCACCTCAGCGATGAAACCTTCCCCGCCGCCGCCCTCAGCAACCTCCTCCTCCTCCTCGTACTCCTCCTCACCACGCTCAGCCATCTTCTTGCCCTTCGACTTATTCTCGTAGCCTGGGATGACCATGCCATCAATCTCAATAACCTCAGCCTTGCCACCCTTGCCAAGAACGATAGTCGCCATCGTCTGGAACGCCTCGCCTTCCTTCAAATTCTCAGGAATCTCAACGCCTTCGGGGATGGTAAAACTCGGCATACGGGTAGCATCACTTCGTGGCCTACTGTGTCAATAAAAAACCCCTCACCAAGCCTTTCGAGCCGATGAGGGGTTGCCGCGTGTAGCGGCATTAGACACACAACCTATGAGTCAACCCGACGGCAAAGATAGCCAAAAACAAAAAACCCGCAAGCCTTTCGACCTGCGGATCTTTCGTATGAACCTCTGATCGATTACGAGCAGATGATGGTCGTCAGAGCGCCGGTGCAACGACGGAAGATGATCGTCATACCCTGATTCGTGAAAACGGGTTCACTCGCGTGAACGAACTCAGCGTAGTGCTGACCCTTCTTCTCCAGCGGATCGGCGCAATCCACATCGAGCTTGTAGGCACCCGTCACCCACTGCCACTCGCCCATGTAGTTGGTCGGCATCCAGCTCAAATCACCAACGCGGTTCACAGGACGCACGATGTGCGACTTGAATACGTACGGGGTGACAATGAACGCAGCCTCGAACGGAGCAGTCACCCAGCTCGGGTTGACGCTGAACACCGTACCCTTGGTGCCGCTGGAGCTGGTGAACGGCTGAACCAGCGTGTACTTGCCGCCAGCATAGGTGTAGCGGGGCGGGAACAGATTCGGCACATGCCGGAAGTTCTTGATGACCCGGTTCGCGCCGATGCGCTTGAGCAACTCAGCGCCGCTACCGCTGCCCATATCAGCCTGACGCAGATCCTCACGGAACGCCGGGTTGTTCTGAGCGATGCGCTGCGAAGCCTCCAAGCCGATGTACAACGGGAAGATCGGACCATCGCTGGAATAGCTGATGAAGCCAGAGCTATCAGGATTCGTCGCACCATTGCGGATCAACGTAGCAGCCGCGACATCGAGCATCTCCTGAGTCAGCTCAGAAGTGGACTGATTCAACGACTGACCGACCGATCCGGTCTGAATCCAAGGCAACTCATTCACGCCAGACGGAATCGTCTCAACCTGAGTAAAGGACGAGTCGGCCACAGCCTTGATGGCGAACTTGGCGAAGGTGTTCTGGTAACGAGTCTCCCAAGTGCGCTGTGCGCGGATCGAGAGCTTCTCCAAGTACACCCGCAGGAACGCCTCGACGCGATGGTCGAAGGTCAGATCGTCCTTACACAGGAGAGGACCTTTGAGGGCGAAACGCTCAGGACTCCAAGTAACGGCATTGTAGCCGACCGGAACGTCGTTGTAGGTGACATCGCAAGCGCCACCATTCTCGCCGCTGGCAAGCGTGATGGCCGACCACTCCTCGGCCGCAGTCGGCTCGATGGAAGTGGTGGTGAACGAGGTCTGGGTCAAACCAGTACCCTGAGGATACTCGCCGCGCTCAATCATGTTGAGCCACATCGAGCGGTACGAGGCGCGTTTGTAAACGTCCTGCGCGAGCGACTCAGTCGCAACGGCGAACGCATTAAAGACATTAGGACAAGCCATGAGATGAAAAAGTAAACCGACGTTATGGTTGGCCAACTATCCACCACACAGTGGATGATTATCCAACCTATTACCACATGCGGAGCGTCACTTCCACTTAGACAGTTTTGCGATGGCTGACCAAGCCCCCGCATTGCTTAAGGTCGATAAGCCGACTCACGCACAGAAATAGCCAATCTGTCAATCAGAATGTGGCGTCCGTAGGGTTGGCCACTAACTCCGACTGGATGGCGACGTAAGAGCGATAACCTTTGATCGTCTGAATCCTATGCGGCGCGATGATCGTCTCTCGCGCTATCATGCCACGGTAAGTGTACGGTCCTGGGAAAGATCCAGTCATCAGAGCGTAGAAATCAACAGCATCAGTCTTCACGCTGTTTTTGCGAGCGTCCACCAATAGCTTTCCATTGTCGTACTTGGTCGTTTTGACATCGATGCGATAACCGGGCGACGGTGGTATTGTCGCGTCGTAGAACGGATGCGGGGGCGGTCGGTCGGTATCCAAATCAGGATACACATTGAACAAGCGACAGAAAGCAATCTCGCCGGCAATACCCTCAAGATCAACAGCATGCGGCGAATCCGAGCTGATCTTTAGGTTGGTGATATTGAAATAGCGATTACTACCGTTTCGATGACGAGCAACAAAATGCGACAACTTCTTTTCGCAGTAGGTTAAAGTAATACTTTGACCGATTTGAATTTTGTTTATCATGGTCAAAAAGGTGGAAAATTTTTGAGGGGGGTATCGTAAACGAAGCCCACCCCCAAAAGGGGTCTACCCCCAGGCGTCCAAGCTGTTGACTAATCCATAGA